CCAGATCATTACCCTTCATGTGATTGAGTTCTTTGTCAATTAGGATTGACTTTTCAATACAGTCAGGTAGAGTGGTCATCATACGTAGAGTCTCAACATAGAGAGATTCAATGTAAGTTTCCTTTTCTAGGACAAAGCCTGAGTCGTCCGGTCGATCTACTTTATTTTCAACGTCATCCAATCTGACTGCAAATTGAGTTCTCATTTTGTGCTGATGCAACAGGGACTCGTTCTTGGCAATCGTATAGATCCACGTAGTAAATCTAAATTTATCACTGTATGATTCAATGCTCTTGAATATTTTGTACAGTGTGTTGTGCAGAACCTCTTCAGTAGGTTCAGTATCGTTAAAGAACTTCCAAATAAAGTACTTTAACTTCGGGTACATGATTGACGCTAGTCTATTTCTATCTCTCTCGGAGTAATCGCCGCTTTTGATTTTCTCAGCAAGCGACTGCATCTCATCATTTAATTGGCGGTTTAATTGGTCGTAAGTGCTCATTTAGTTAATTTACCTAAGAAATGTATGATTTGGATTCTCATTTTTCCATTGTTCATATCTTTCGGTGATTTCAACTAAAATTTTATTTCGAACAATATCGGAATCCTTAAATTGGTGAACTCCAACGCCTTTTACTCCGGAAACAAGTTTGATAAAATCAGGTAAAGCTACCTTATTTTTTGAAATATCATATTGGCTGACATCGCCACAAATGAGAACTTTAGAGTCCTTACCCAGTCTAGTCAAAAAGAGCATCAGTTGCTTAAAATCAGCATTCTGAGCCTCGTCTAAAATCATAAAGGCATTATCAAAAGTTGCACCTCTCATGTACGCTAATGGTCTAAATTCTATGATACCGGTTCCTTCTAACCAGTCAACGACGTTTTCGTCATGTAATAATTTTACCATATTCGAGCGATAACTTTCCATAAATGGATCAATTTTATCCTTAATTTCTCCAGGTAAAAAACCGAGCTTTTCGCCAGATTCTTGGATAGGCTTGGACAGGATAATTTTTGAGATTGATCCGCTCAAATACAGTCGTAGAGCCGCATAACACGCGGTGAATGTTTTACTGGTGCCAGCTGGGCCAAAACAAAAGGCAATTTCACTATTTAGAATTGTATCAAAATATTGCTTTTGGCTTTCATTTAGAACGACCTGTCTCAGGTCAGATTGTGATAGTTCGAGCGTTTTTGAATTACGTCTTGGCGGTTGTTTCTTTGGTCTAGTCGGCATCGATATTTAAGTCGTTATTTTTTAGGTAATCTGAGAGAGTTTTGCACTTTGCGCACTTCTCATAATTTTCAAGGCTCTCAAAAAAGTCCTGAGCCTTTTTCAAGGTGAATGGCCAATCGGCCCGTTCTACGACGACATCTAATTTATCGCCAAGAACGACTATGTCTTTTATAAAAAGTCTAGCGGATTTTTGCTCAATAGCAGTTTCAATACCAAGTATTAGAGTATTAAAAATTCTGATTTTATCGTCAACTAAATCAAACTTCATTCGCGGTTTATGAATTTCCGTAAAAATATCCCAACATTCTCTTATACTCAGAAACTGAATCTGGATCTAATGCAGTTTTAACTTTAGGCTGCCCAACCGATGGTGTGGAGTTTAGTGCTCGCAGCTCGCCAAAATCAAAGCCTGTATCCAACGTCAAATATGCTTGATCTAGTATTTTTTCGTGAACTTCTTTCAAAAAAGCCGGATCTACTCTCTCCAATTCTTCGTTTGCAATTTCCCAAAAGTTAGGTGATTCAAAGAAGGCTGAGGTGTTTACGCAAGTTATTGCCAAGTCGTCATTACCGCTCTGGCTGCGATAAGTACCGTTAGTCGATTTACCGAATGAGCCCAGTTCATGGACTGTTCGGAATTCGTTCGGTAGAATTCGGTTTGTGCCAGAAATGTATTTGTAGCGCTCACAATACTTTGATTTGTTAGTTATAGTTAGCTTTAGTCCAGGTTTAAAACCTTTCATTGCTTCAGTATGCTTAGAATGAATTAACTGACCAGGCCAATATTGCTCGGTATTTGTGATTCGATCTAATACATATTCGCCTTTGTGGTTTAACTCAATCAAGAGTCTAACTTTATCTGGATTAAACACCGAATACGTTAATTTTTCAAGTGAATTACAGAACTCATTAATGTCCTTAGTATTGGTTCGAAGAGCCGCTACTTGAATGAGGCCAAATATGTCTGTTTCATCTTTCACAAAGTCCTTCACGCCCATTAACATTTTAATCGGTAATGTGGTGAATTTAAAGACATTTATTACTGAATAGTCTTTACCCACGCCGTCTGCTGTATCAACTGAAAAGATATAATAATTACCATCATTTCTAATATCATCTGGTGTGAGCTTTGCAAAGTTAGGATGTGCCATAAACTCATCAAACAACTCATTAACTGAGGGATCCTGGCACCATTCAGGTTGAACGTATTGGGTCCTTAGATTGAATATCTTTTTAAGATCCTTTGATGATAGCAATAACTTATCAGAAGAGAAGAATTGTAGACCATATTCCTGGTTAAAGTCTTCCTCTGAACCCAAGTTTGCAATTGTCATCTTCTTCCATTCATCATCTCTACCTGGTACTTGCCACCAGTCCACACGCAATGGCACATAAGCATTTTTGCCCTCAACTGCATCCATGTAAATTTCATAGAAACGGTTCATTCCGTTTGGTGTCGAGGTTATGATGACTTTTGAATTTGACATCGATGAAATAGTCGGATAGATCGCTCGATAAAAGAAATCTAAATATGCTGGATTGATGTGAGCAAACTCATCAATATAGAGCAGGTGAATTGTAAAACCAATACCTGTATTTTTGGTGGTAGTTCTACCAATCAAACGACAGCCATTATCGAACTTCATTGACAAGACGTTATTTGATACACAGCCTGGCTTGAGGAAGAACGGCAAGTTTTCAAAAATTGATTTGATCTTATCGACAACCTCTTTTGTTGTTGATGCAACGTTAGCAACTGCCAACACGTTTTTATCTGCATGGAAAGTTAGGAACCAGGCAATGAATACTCCGGACATTACAGTTTTACCAATCTGACGAGATGCCATTAGGATATTGAATCGATTGGCCTTGAAAGAACCGATAATTTCTTCCTGATAGTCTCTTAGTTCAATAATGTCAATGCCATTTTCGGTCATGACTTGACAGTATTTGTTTGCAAAGTAGACTGGATCAGCCTTACACTTTGCAATTTCGTCCATCTCTTCAGGCGTGTACTCAAAAACGAGGTTAGCCTTTTTCCAAGCTGGATCGTTATCTTTAAATGGCGAGTTTTTGACAGTTTTAATGTCAATTAGTCCATTCTCAAAATCTTCCAATAGTTTATTAACCTTCTCTGAGGTCCAAATTGCATTTGACCCAGCGCCATCGTCCAAATTTGAGACTTTGGTTCTGGTTGAACCACCAGACGAAGTTATGAAATCTCTCATATTAAATCGTCGATGTCATCAGTAGACAAGGTCTCGTCCTCTTCGCTTTCAGCAGAGATTAAATTGTCGAGGCCTCTTTCCTGCATCACCTGTATCTTTTTAGCTGGGTGAGTTAGGTGTCGAACTTCATGCTCTTCTATTTCGAGCGGTACGACGTCTATTGCTTTGACTAAATTTTTTGTGCCGGCTGTAACAAAGTATTCACCGGATTGGGCACGGCCATTGCCAAGTTGAGCAGTACCATTACCTTGAGTGCCGCCTTCTTTAAGTTCAACTTCCTGTTTTGCCTTTTTATATGTGTCTTCTAAGAAGAGCAGATAATTGGCTTGAGTTTTAACAACCGCTGATAACTTATCCTGTAATTGCCCAAAGACCTCAAACAGTCTTGGGTGAGTGTTACCCTGATTGATCTCTTCGGCAATCTTTTCAATTGCCATCTTAATCGTATTGAGTTGAAAAAAGATATTTGAGATATTGGCATTATCGAGTGCCTGCTTATGTTTGAAATACTCGTGGCGATCAATTACACCAAGATCAACATAGAATTTAAATAATGAGTCGGTTATTGACTTAGCTTGAGATTCAAACTTTGCATTCATCTCAGCAAAATCAATCGGCGGTGCCTGTTGAATTTCATGTAGCTGATCATCAACAATGTCTTCGTGAGCGGCGTTTGGATTGCCTGAATATGAGCTGAGTAAATCTTCTAATTCACTCTTGATTTGAGCCTTCTTTTCTTTAGAAAAAACTTGTCCTGCCATAAAATTAGTTTAAGCGATTTTCGTTCTTATCCAGAGCCGGATTTGCGAAAATCTTAATCTGCTTAACTGCTTCTATGTGTTCATAAATGAAACGTTCAAGTCGACTTAGAACTCCGTCAAGTACCGGCGTTGCGCCAAACATCTGGTTAGAAAGGGTCTTTTTTAAGATATTACCTTTATAGTAATAGCCTAGATGTAATCTTTTATCCTTTCTATTATACGCCGTCCAATATATTGAGTTTCTTATCATAGTAATTAATTTAAGTTATATGAAGTGATGCTTTTTCTAGGTACTCTCTTTTTGATTTGAATATTGAGAGCTCCAAGCTTGGTGTCAGATAGGCCTTCTGCATAAGTATTACCTTTGCTGTCAGACCAACCGCCACGAATAACTGGAAATTCATCCAGTCCAATAATAATATCGTTAAATTCATCTAATCCGATCGGCGAGGCAGTCGGATCCGCTTTGAGTGAAATTTCATTCTTTTCGCTAAGGATACTGATATTAACTGAATCAACTCCGTTAACTCCTTCGATTACCTTAATTAGATCGCTCTTTGGTACACGGTCCTGACGCTTAAGATCGATAAAGTATTTACCGAGTACGTCGACGATATCGGATTTAACAATTTCTGGTGCAATATCATCGAATGCAATGATACTTACAAATATCACATATTTTGAAATGGTTGGATCAACGATTTGAATATCTGTTGAAATCATCTTTGTACCTGACCGCTCAATGTATTTTAGGAGCTCGTTCTTTTGGAATTGACTTAACTTAAATTTAGAAGTCGGTAGGTTGAAGTAGTCTTCGCCGCTCTTGAATAGTTTGGCAACATTTGGTACCAAGAATAAATTGATCATACGGCTGTCCAGGATTGTGCCGTTTGCGTCTTGCGGCAGATAAACTTTAATCGTTGAAAACATCTGCATTTTTCTAAGCAGCACTTCATAGTTGTCAACGTTAACCAGTGCAAAGTTTTTGCTCGCTTTTGGTGCAATCAATTTAGTCAACTCAAGATTTTCGGGATCAACTCCAAAATTCGGAGGAGAAACTGTGAAAATATCAAAGTAGTCATTCATATTAATGTCTTCGCCGGTTGGTGCAAATGCTGTGTCCTGGAAAGTAAACTGAATTTGACTAGGATCGTCAACTTTAATGTTGCCTGAACTGCCATCAGTTGTTAAGTACTCAACGATAATTTCGGAACCAGCATCTGGAATTAGTCCAAAATTGCCATTGCCGAAATAGAGATCAACTCCGTTTGTAATACCAGTTCTGCACAGGAAGCCTTTACCATTTCTTGGAATATCTAGCAGCGATTCATATTTTGTCCACTTTTCTCCATTGACATAAATATTAATCATAAAGTTATCAATATAGAAGTTGTTGGGATAACCTAACTGAAACGAATCGAAGGCTTGACCCTTTGCGGTAAAAGTTTGACTCTCAATAATTCCCTGTCTTAAGCTAAACACATTTTCTCCAGTTTCGCCAGTTAAGGCTAATCTGATTTCGTCTTGTGGCAGCTCCATTACGTAGATTAAACCGTTTTGTGTACACTTTAATCTAAATAAGTTATTTAAGATTGCTTTTGATGCTGGCAATTCAGCGGCATTTAGATTTGGTTTTCTAACTACTCTAACTTGAGCAGTTGCACCAATTGCACGGCTTGGGTTGTGGCCGGCGATTGCGGCAAGCGAATAGATTGAGCTCGCTCTAGAAGCCTCATTTAAGTTTAATTCAGTAATCGCATCCTCAATGTAGTAGAAAATCAGTTGACTTAGGTTCTCAAATACAATCAGGAGCTGACCATATGGAGAAGCTGCAGTAAAAACTGATCTACTCTGTTTAAAACGATCTTGCAGAAACTGTAGAGTTTCTGATAGAATATCACGGATGTTAATTCGAAGACTTGTAAATAACTTGTAATTCGAATTTTGACTAGACAATTCTGCCATTAATGGGCTTCTTTTTGATTATTTATCAGCCAGCCTAAAAAGAATGCGAATAGGAAACCTACTATAAATAGATTTAGTATAATAGCTATTATATGGGGGTGCTTGGAATTGACGTGAGTTGTTCCGGTATGCTCGCACGCCGAGGATGATGCTAAGACTCGTAAAAACGTATCGAAACGATAAGTGGCAACACTTCTATTTGGGATGTAATCAACGGGTTCGTTGGTGCTCCTGCAACCGAGGTTGAGTACGCAGTAGCGGCCTAACCAAGGCGGGCCGATGGAAGCCTAGGAACAGAAGACCATCAAAAGGGAGTCGGCTCATCCTTAACTGGGCCAGCATGGTTGATCAGCTGACCTATAGTTGAATAGTTCGTCAGATTAGAATAATGTGACTAAGCGTGTGAATGAGGGCCTATCGAAAGGCTAAACGGACAGGGGTTCGACTCCCCTCACCTCCACTCCGACTGCGTTATGGCTATTTGCTATAACGCAGTCTTTTTTTAAACTAAACTATACCAGAATAGGGAGTATAACTTTAGTATGTTGGATGTATTTAGAAAATTGGGCGATCATTCAGTAGTTACTGATCTCGGAGATTATATTCGAGAGCAAATAGCTACGCACAAGGACGTAAAAATCTATGTTGGCTCAGATTCTCATAATACAATAACTGAAACTCGCCTTGCAACAGTTATCGTTATTCACTATGGCAATAATGGGGCGCATGTGCTCTATAATAAAAGTGCAATTCCAATCATTGTGGATCGCTTCACCAGACTGTGGCTTGAAGTAACTTCATCCGTTGATGCAGCTAAGTTTTTAAAGGAGGAGTGTAACATCAAGGTCAATTATGTCGATCTTGATCTTAATGACGATCCTCGATACAAGAGCAATTCAATTTTACGAGCCGCGCTCGGTTATACTGAAAGCATGGGTTTTAAAGCTCGCTGGAAACCATTTAGCCCATTCTCAGTTTCAATCGCCGATTCGATTTGTCGATAAATAGACTATATGAGGAATCTTAACACAGACGACATCTTTCTCCGAAATCTCGCGATTGCTGTCCTAGACTTACTAAACGGCGAAACTCAAATTGACCTGGCTCGTAATAACGTTGTACAGAGCTATGCCGTGCCATTTTTCTATAATTACGGTACAGATGAAGGCTTTCTAAAAGACTTTTATGTTGGACTACCGGATAATTGTCGAGTACCTGTTGCGGAAGGCACTTATGATATTGTGCCCAGAGGTATTGTGACACTAAGCTCTTTTCAGGTAAAGTCTGGAGATATTACAAATAAATTCGTTAGAGGTAACTTTGCAGAAGATGGAACTAATGCGGCTGGCGAAATCACGTATGAAGCCAAGAGTGCTCTACTCTATTCTCTACCACTACAGGTAAAATTTGATGTTAAAGTTATTGTTGATAATCTCAATAAGACCTTCAAAGTTGCAGAATCGCTAATGGACCTCAACTATTCAAATCGAGTGGTTTATTTCCAGTATAAAGGCGTCCGAATTCCTGCACAGATTCAATTTCCGGAAAGCGAGTCATTTGATAAGCAGTATAAATTCACGTATACTGACAACAATAAAATCAATTTGACACTGTCACTAAATATTGAGACATACTTCCCAAGCTTCGAAAAGACCTCGACAAGGAATCGTGCTAACGTAATGGATAAGATATTAGTTGCACACAAAGATCCCAACGGAGGTGTCCTGAAGAGTGACTGGACTGATCAGAATACTTAACTAAAGTCCAAATCTAAATCAAAATTGTAGTATTGGAATGTTGCAGTAAACGTTTGAAACTGTGGCGTGTTTGAACTATAAGACAGTTTCATTTCACTAAGGCTGGTTAACATTGGGCGATTAAGCACGATTGATGCAACTGCGTAACCTTCGTTGTTTAGTAAAGTTAACCGAATCGGCTTAAAGAATGGGTGGTTTTGATTGACTACTGCTTTGGATTGTGCGATACCCAAGCTGTTTTGAGTATTTTCCTTGGTTACATTGAGTGGACTCAAATAGTTGAGAGAATTATCCAAAAAGATAAAGTAGTTTAGGAAGGCATCTGACAATTTAAAAGTCAAGGTCAAAGATCTTTCAAATTGATCTTCGATTGGCTTTGCACTCTGTCTTTCTTGAATTTTACCAAGCGGATTGACCTGTGTCAAGAGCGTGCTCTTAAAGCCAGGAAAATTAATCCCCTGAATTGTCGATGTCATAAAGTCATCAAGATTATCGTATGGTAGCAGTAGACTGCGATAGTATTTTTCATACTTCTTCTGCACAGCTTCATTAAAGAAGTCTGCTGGCAGTTGTACCATAAAGCCATTTTGTCGTGCGTTAAGTATCATATAAAGTTATCTATTTGCGAATCTCGTTTAACAAAAAATGCCAGCTAAGTGCTGGCATCTCTTGCGTGTATAGGTAGATTTAAGCTTCAATGAACTTAAATAGAGTTGCATAGTTATTCTCACTCTCAATGTTTGCTAGATCGCTAAGCTTGATCGGAGCATAACTAACCTCCTTTTCAACTGAGAGTAGTTCATTGAATTCTTGGTTGAATTCTAGAAACTTTGGATTTGGCTTGCGAATTTCAACTCCGCTCTCATCTTTCTCAACGATTGATGGTGCTAATGAGACTCCACCGTCGCCGTCTTCAGTTCCGTATTTTTTAATTAGCTCATCTCTTTGAGCATCAAGTAAAGCAACTTCTGCCTTAACTGTGTTTGCTAATTGAGTTAACCAATATTTTGCAACAAGAGATACCTTTTCGTCCAAGATACCAGTTGCGATCTTTTGGCCAGTTTGCTGATTAACGCGTCCGTTTAGGTCAACATCCAGATTGTAAAACTCAAATAACTTGATTTTTTGTGATTGCATATTACGTAAAAGCTTTATGGTCTTATACTAGATTTTTTGGAAAAAGTTT